GTGGTGCACCAAGGTAATCAACCTCTACAACTTTTGTGCAACCGTTGGTTTCGCAAATGTCTTTTGTGATTTTCATGTTTCCTCCTGTTTGAATAAAGATCACTAATATACTTATCGGTAATCGTAACAGAAATCATGAGCAAATTGGTGGTTGTTTGTGGTTTTTTTTGGATGTTTATGGTTTTATGTGGCTAAATGACATAATCTCAATAGTTTACGATTTCAATAAATACAACAATTATTCCGATATAATCGTTATTGTTATTCATATGAAGCAAGTTATACATGTAAATCAGCACATCATAAAGCGTAATGCAAAGACAGGTGAACGAGTGCCGCCACTTACTTGTAAGACTTACAAGAGTAACTCAAAGTGTTCGCAAATCATAATCAATAATCATACAAAGGTGATTTACAGTCCAGACAATCCACTTCCTTGTGGCGCAAAAGTATGGATAGAAACAACTGAGGAGGTAGTTTGTATTCAGAATTAGATCATATCGTTAGGAAAAAAGTGGAAAAAAAGCGCTCTTATTGTATTTGTGATTGTGAAGGTAATTGTATTGGTATAGGTGATGGTGATGGTGATGGTGGAGGCTATACTTTTGCTACACCGTTTGCTAATGGCAAACGCATGGCTTTGCCATAACAATACGCTCTTAAAGGTACAGGAATGAAGATATGACAAATGTAGACAAAGCGGTCGCACAACAGGCGTATTTGAGGAATTTGCCGATGAATGGCAAAGTCAGGGCAGCAAGCATGGCAAACGTATCCATGTCCGCCGTGAACAACTGGAGGCAGATGGAAGGATTCAAGCTAGACGAACAGCATGCAGTAGCCGAGAGGGTAGATCGCATTGAGGTCGCACTCGAAAATATCGCTCTTGGATTAGAGGATGGTTCAGCAGTTCAAGTGAATGCTGCAAGGCTTGTGCTCGCAGCCAATAGGAAAGAGTATCAATCACAATCACATACCCAGATCACCGGACCCGGAGGCGGACCACTACAGATAGCCAGCGTCGATGAACAACTGGTGCAGGAAGCTGTAAGACAACTTGAGGCGAGGATGCTGGCACTACCTGCAGCGGTTGATGAAGAAACAACTACTACATAGCGATACAACACTTGAGTTCACGCTCGAATTGAGAGAGATGACAGCCGGCACTCCAGAGGAGCAGGCTGTTGTTCGCGCAGTCGCCGAGTCAAGTGCATCCGCATTCCTGATGGCAGGTGGCTGGACTAAGGTCATCAAGGAAGTCGCTGAAGATGGCTTGGAACGACCATCAGAGGTAACGACTCAACCATTCATACCGTGGCCAAGCCAGCGTACAGTCATCGACCAAGTTGTAGACCACATACGCAACGGTGAAGACATCGTCTGGGCGAAGAGCCGGGAGATGGGAGCATCATGGTTACTACTATCCATATCACTATGGGGCTGGCTCTACCACGGCTGGTCAGTGCTCATCTGCTCACGTACAGAAGACCTAGTAGACAGGGCTGGTGACCTTGACTCACTGTTCCCTCGAATCGACTCGATGGTTGAACGCTTGCCATCGTGTCTGCTGCCATGCGAACGTGAACTCATCATGCCAGGAGGGAAGAACCGTAGACACATGGTGCTCACACATCCTGATGGTCATTCAATCGTAGGGCAGGCTACTACTGAACACATCGGTCGTGGTGGTAGGCGTACTGTAGTCATCTTCGATGAGGCAGCAGCACAGGATAAACTCGAAGCAGCTTGGCGATCAGCAGCAGATACAACACCATGTCGAATAGCCGTAAGTACACACCTGACAGGTAGTTACTTCACTCGTACACTGTGGCCGCTCGCTGAGTCAGTGGGTCAACCAACGCCAATACTAACAACCTATGAGGGGCATCCAGCCAAGTCACATGGTGGGGAGTGGCGTATGGATAGTGATGGCACAGTCACTGGTGAGCCTGGTCGCAAGTACTATTGGTCACCTTGGTTCGAGAATCAACTCAAAAGACGTGACTTGGTGGATATCAGAGAGAATGTGCTGGCATTGCCATCTACAGCCGGCAAGGGGTTCTTCTCACTAGCACACATCGTGAGGTGCAGGCGTGAGGTGTATGAGCCTAGACGTTGTGAAGTGGTGGATGATGTACTGATAGACTCACCATCAGGTCGGTGGCGTATCTTCAGAGAACCAACGATGGCAAGCAAGTTAGTAGTGGCAGCAGACCCAGCTTATGGCACAGGCAGACACAACTCTGCCGCTGTCATGATGGATGTAGAACGTCGAGAGGTAGTCGCAACATACGTTGACCCTCACTGCTCACCATATGATCTAGCGAAGGAACTTGTGCAAGCCGGCAGAACATGGGCAAGAGGTCGGTCTGAGATGCTCATTGGTTGGGAGGTCAATGGTCCTGGTGCTGCAATGCATCACGACCTAGAGCGTTTGAGATACCCAGGCATATACCGAGAGAAGCGTGGCAAGCCTGGATGGACATCGAGCCGGCAGGCAAAGAGAACACTGTTCGGTGACTTGGCAAGGGCAATCGCAGATGACACACTCATTATCCCAGATGGCGAGATACTAGACGAGATGGAGACAACGGTCGTGTACGACAATGGCGGGATAGGACCAGCGAGACTAGAGATAGATAAATCGTCTGGTGCAATTGAAGCACATGGTGACCGTGTTGTTGCAATGGCATTGGCTATGCGTATGGCTGAAACAGCCTGCGGTGAGGCAGATCGTGTAGAGCCAGAGACAGGATTGCCAGACTTCTCTGCAAAGACACTAATGAAAATGGATGAAATAATGCCAGAAAACAAGTTGACAGGTTAATGTAAACATGGGTAACCTACCGATATGGTATAAATAGGAGAGGTATATGGCACAACAAGTAGAACGAGTAAAGCCAAAAAACGTAGTAACAGGTCAACTTAATCTTTCTGGATCAGCCGAGGTTATTGGCTCTTCTTTCGACTTGGTCGCATCTGAGATGACTGTCAAGGCGAAGGTGTCCAATGCAGACCCTGTCTACATCGGTAGTCATGTAGATGTGGGTGGCACAACAGTAACAACTGGAAATGGGTTTGAGTTAAGAGCAGGACAGCAAATAACGGTGACTATTGGGTCACCAGATGAACTTTACGTCATAGGAACAGCGGATGACGATGTCTCATGGATAGCATCATAAGGGGGCACACATGCCAAAGGTAGGAAAGAAGAAGTTCGCATACACTGCCAAAGGGAAGAAGGCTGCAAAGAAGTACGCCAAGAAGACTGGCAAGAAGGTTAAGAAAAAATACTGATGAACCTAGCAGTTGTCAATCAGAACAACTCAGCATCTGTGGTGTTGCCGCCTGCGATGGACGACATGTTCGTGTGGTATGACACCTCAGAGTCGCTGACATCATCTAAAAACATAACGACGATGTACGATAAGACTGACGGAGGAGTGACTTTGGAGAACGACGCTGGCGTTGTAGACCCAGACTTCGCTGCTATGTCTGGGGCATTTAACGGTCACAGGGTGATGCACTTCGATCAAGCCGGGAGTGCTGAAAAGTTCTTTGACTCTGTAGTGGACTGGTCGCCAGTAACAGGGGGAACCGGTTCACTAGTAACTAACCCAGAGTACTCGATAGCGTTAGTTGTATCGGAGGATTCGGCAGCGTCAGGATCAGAAGTGTTGTTCAAAGCTGAAGGAAATGATGGGGCTACTTTCGTCATCAAAAGATTTAACCCCAACGTAGTAGCACAAATAGATAACTTCGATGATCCGCGTCGAAATACCGCGAACGACGATATGGTGGAGACTTTTACAGAGGGTGACACAGACACAGTTATAACAACCGTACAGGATATGACAATTACACAAGACGTAAGAATGTTCTACAACGGAGCCATTGGTGTCACTTTTTCTGTACCGTATGGAGTGCAAGACCTTGATGGGATAACGCTCGGCAAGAATTGGCACGGTGGCATCGGTGAAGTTATTATTTGGAAAAAGCAACTGACAACTGCTGAGGTGACAGAGGCACATAACTACTTATCAGATAAGTGGGGTGGCGGTTCATGATAAAACTTGATGAGAAAAAACTAAAAGAAGAACTAAAGACCGCAAGGCAATGGCGTAACCAGCACCTTGAATCATGGAAGGAGATGGTGGACAGGTTCTCTGGACCTGCCTATCTGGAAAGTGGGGGCATGGACAAAGCGTCCAATGACCCAGAGAACTTCGCGTATTCAATGGTTGGTCTGATCCTCCCCAAGTTGGTGTACGATGCACCAAGGGTAGAGATTGAAGCAGACGACCCAATAGCAGATGGATTCACGGCCGAGACACTCGAAGCAGCGATGAATCGGTGGACAATACGTTCCAGCCTGCGACAAACATTACAGCGAATAGGCACGGACATGTTGTTCTCATGGGGTATTGCGATGGTGACTCGTGAGCCAGAAGGTTCAATGAGACGCATCGACCCACACCATATGGGTACGACTCCACGTGTATACCGTATCAGCCCAGAACATTTTATCATGGACCCGGCAGCAGACTCCTTCGAGGACTCACGATTCCTTGGACATTCATACGCAATGGACTTGGATGACCTAAAAGAACGAGCGAAAGAAGACGATGACTACGACATGGAAGTGATCGAAGAACTAACAGCCGGAACAGGCAACGATGACTTTAGGTTCAAGTACGGAGAACGACGAGAGATAACTGACCGTGAAGAGGTTCTTATCACAGAGTTGTGGGTCCCGGAACTTGAAGCAGAAGACCATCCTAAAGATGGCAAACACAACGGTACGATTTACGTACTAGCAGAAGGTGCGGAGGGAGAGGTGTCAGTCATCTCAAAACCCAAGCCCTACTACGGACCACCAACTGGTCCATACACAATGTTCGGAGTTTATACAGTTCCTGGTGATCAGCATCCACTTGGACCGCTGACGGCGGCAGATGGTCTAATACGCGAGTTGAATCATCACTTGAAAAGCATGGGAAGTTCTGCCGCAGCGTATCGCCGTCTCGTCGGTGTTGATGCCAGGGCTGCCAAACTAGCACAGGACATAGCGAACAAGCCAGACTTGTTTGTCGTGCCTATCGAGAACTTAGACAAAGACCGTGTTGTGCATATGGAGTTTGGCGGTGTAACACCACAACAAATCACATATGCTGAGATGACACAGAACAGACTTGACCGTCTGACCGGGATATCCGAGGTCATGCGTGGCAACATCCACGGTGACACGACAGCGACAGAAGTAACAACAGCCGCATCATCAGCCGGCATTCGAGTAGCATGGATGCAACAACAGTTTGCAGAGGCTGCATCCAAGGTGCTATGGACAGTGGGCTGGTATCTGTGGCACGATGACCAGATTGAAATGCCTCTTGGCAACGAGGGCTTGAAGATAGCGGGTGGAAGAACATTGAAATGGAAGGGTGGCAGGGAAGACAATTACGCTGCCATGTCCATCAAGGTGCAGGCTCACTCTATGCAACGAGTGGACGAGGCATTACAACAGAAACGTAGCGTTGAACTCTTGCAGTTGGTCATGCAGGTGGGTCAGATGATTCCCGCGATGCCGTTCATTGACTGGAACAAACTCATTGACAACATCGGTGACACATTGAACATGCCTGACCTTGGCAAGATTATAAACGCTAGAGGGGCTGCGCCCCCACAGGCTGCGCCCCCACAGGCTGCCGGACCAGTAGATGGTATGCCGCCTGGGTCAACCGGGGTCAGCCCAGCGACATCAGTAGGAGACTTGATTTCTTCAGCCACACGTGGCGTAGGAGCAGGTAGACCTGGAGGCAGGGTAATAAAGTGATATACGACTTCGTCAATGATATAACAGGTAAAACCGTAGAGTTACATTACTCTATGGCTAATGTGCCATCTATTGGCGAGGTTATTGAGCATGAAGGGGAAAAGTTACGTCGAATATCGTGTTGTCAGATAGATGCAGGCATGGCTGCAAAGGTACACGGATATCCATACGTGTCCAGCGCCCTGCCAAGAAATCTGGAAGGTTGTGGTACTAATGGGCAAGGAAAGCCGATAGTAACCTCAAGGAATCACGAACGCGAACTAAGAAGCCGTCATGGATACTCAAGGGACTGAATATGAAAGACGAACAGGCAGCCACCGAATCAACTACAAACTCCGCCGCAGTAGATAGTGGTGAGGGGGCGGAAACTAATCCAGCCGTCTCCGTGCCTAATTCGGCTGAAACTGAGGATTCCATACTTGACAAAATCCTTGAAGATGATAATAATGAACAAACTAGGACACCTGAACCTATACTCACAGAGGCGACTACGGAAGAGGAAGTCGTGGATGATGAGCAGGAAGGGTTGCTCCGAGCCTTGCGACGTGATGGCGTTCCACAGTCCATCATAGACCAGGTGTCTAAAGATCCGGATATGTTGGATCAATGGGCAAACACAGCCTTGAAGCGTCAATCACACGTGGACGGGTATACAGAGAAGATGAAGGAGTTGGAAGACCAACTCGTTAGTCAGGGTGAACAGACACCCGAAGATAAGAAAGTATCTGAACAAACAGGTGCAGAAGAGTCTGAGGTGAGCAACAACTCACTGGACGCACTTACCGACGAAATCGGTGAGGAAGCGGTTGTACCGATTCGAGACATGCAACTTCAACTAACAGAGATGAAGCAGCAACTGGATGAAGCAAACCGTCGCGTGGCAGAGTCTGAGGTACGGGCACAAATTGAAAGTGCAAGTAACTCCGTGTTAGGACAATGGGACATCACTGACGAGAAGAAGGACGCAGTGATTAACAGGATGTCTGAACTAGGAAAGACGAAGCCGGGAACTTTTGAAAGCATTGAGGCTTTGATGCATCAAGCTGCAACAGAGGTACTAGGACAGCCAAAGGCGAAGACTCGCAAATCGGCAACACCTAGTCCACCGTCACGAGTCGCTCGACTTGAAAGACCCACTGATGTGGATTCAAGAGAAGATGCGGCACTGGAAGTATTGCTTTCAGGTGGATCTGTTGAACAGGCAAAACAAGCCGCTATGCATAAAACTTAGTTTATTGAAAGGGGTACAGCATGGCTGGCACACCTGCGGATAAATTCCGCGATTTCATGGAAGCTACTGGACCAGCATACCTAACAGGTCCAGACACGATCATCAATGAGGCTGTTGAAAAACGGTATCTTTGGGGTGATCTTGTAAAAGGGAAGGAGCGCGCTATTCAAGGTGGTACTGATGTACGAGAAACCTTGATGACAAGTGACGGTGCGACCTTCCAGTACTATCAACCGAACGAGACATTTACTTGGTCTAACCCTCAAGTGCTTGACACAGTGACCGCTGATTGGCGATTTGCTGTAGATCACTTGGCATGGACTGATCACGAAGTCGAATTGAATGCTGGCGATGGTCTGACTAAAGACGCATTGAAAGTTGCTTACAAGCGCCTGAAACGTGCTAAAGAGCAACGCATGGTTACATCGTTAACCAATGGCCTTGAGGCATCACTATGGACTTCACCTTGGAACGCTACAGCAGATATGGAATCTGCATCTGGCAAAGTTCCATTCTCGATTCCTTGCTTCATTACTGAAAACGGATTCTCCGTAGACAGTGAGTGGCGTGGTAAGCAAATTGACGCTGCTTGGTCAACTATCGCTGGTATTGATCCAGACGAAGAAGGCAAGTGGTCAAATCAAATTACTTTCTACAGTCGAGACTTGGCAGCGAATGCGACATCAGAATCGCAGTCATATGTAGAGTATCACAACAGTGAGGCATCAACTACACACAACGTGTATGGCTTGATCACAGCGTTTGATGAAATGTTCTTGAAATTGGACTACCGTCCACCTTCAACGAATGCAGAATACTTTGAGAACGCATCAATGAACCAGCAAAAGATTGTTTGTTCACGACGTGGTATCAACGAGTATAAGCGAGCGTTGCGAGACTCAAATGACCGCCTTGTATCATCTCAAGACGCTGCGTACAGTTCGCCTGCATACAGTGGTATTCCACTAACATATGCATCGCAACTAGATTCAGCAGAGTTGTACAACAAGGACGACAATGTTGGGTCTTGGGATCACGATGACTCATTGACAGGTCGTCAAGAGGCGGCTGAGATTGCCATCAACACAACTGCTGGTGGTTCAGAATTTGCTGATGATACCATCGACAAAGGTGCTCGATACTACTGGATCAATGGTGCTTACTTAACACCATTCGTTCACTCACGACGTTACATGGTTAAGCACGATGTCATGCGACATCCAAATCAACCATTCACTAACATTCAACCCACGGACACGTGGTGGAATCTCCTTGCTAGTTCGCGTCTGCGACACGGCATCGTTTCTCCTCGACGTACATCCGGCTAATTTGAAGGAAGGATATTACTATGAAACTTTCAAGTATTGCAGGAACACAGGGAATTGGGTTTGCCCAAGAGACATTTGTTGGCAAAGCTTCTGAAGACATTGCAAAGGGCGATCTCGTTCAATGTTTGCTCACAGCTCTAGAACCTGATGATGACATAAGCATTTCGATTGCTTCTGTTTTCACACATGGTATCTACGGAATTGCTCTCGAAGCGATTACAAACGGCAAGCGAGGATTATGTTGTCTGAGTGGCAAGGTAGAAGCAAAGGCTGGTGCTACAGAGGCGACCCTTGGTAAGCAACTAATGGGAGAAGCTGGTGGCGGTCTAGTCCAACTCACAGGTAACGACGTTGCCTGTGTAGGTCTAGCGGTCGATGCGGGAACAGATGGGTCACTACACACAGTGATTTTTGATGGTTTCCAACTGGACAACCACGGCACTACATAATTGAACCCTAACGGTTCTGAACGGGGGACTCTCTTTGGAGAGTCTCCTACTCTAAACCGCTAAGGAACAATTATGACACTGACGTTAGGACAACTTAGAAGTCACGTTCAACTTGCAGTTGGTGGTGATCCATCGACTGCACCCGGCATGACTGTGCCCGAACGCACAGCGCAACTCATAAACAACGCAGGCGAGCATCTTATGTCACGCAACTGGCGATGGCGAGAGCGTACGTCTACCGTGGTGGCAAGTACGGCTAGCCAGGACTACCTAGCACTGCCGGCTGACTGTGGGGAGATACTGACAATCGAACCAAAGAACTCATGGTCTGCATCACTTCAGTTCGTTGATCCGGCAACATTTGAGAAAATCTCGACAGAGGGTATTGAGCCTGAGTTGAGTTACATTGTGACATTGGTGTTCTATAACTTAAACGATGTAGCAACTCCAAGGCTAGACATATACCCAACACCTTCGAGTACTGATGCTACGGCATTCAACATTCGTTACAGGTCACAGTGGGTGTCACTGAACAATGCCAGCAACGTAGACGGAACAGATGATGAAGTTAATCTGGGTGTGTCTCACACTGCGATACCACAGTATGTCGAGGCTTTGTTACTTGAGTACATCCGTGCCTTTTCGGAAGGCGGGGAAGACGGAACTACCCAGCAACGTCTGGCACTGGTAGACAGTGGCATCTTGCTTGACCAGGCACTCCGTAAAGATGGAACATTCCAACCAGATTATGGTTCATTGCCAGCGGCAGGATTCAGGGGGTTGGGTCAGTCGTACGCAGCAGGCACGGTGTCTGCCCCAGCGGCAAGCACAATAGTATGGATGGGCACATGGACCGCATCTACAACATATGCCGTGAATGACCTTGTCCATTGGGGCGTGGCACAGGAAGGTGATGGCAGTTCACGGATATGCATAAAGGCGGCTTCTGGTAATTCTGAGAGCCCCGATTACGCTGATTTTTGGGATCTATTCTCCATATAGGAATAACACATGGCTACACAGATACAACTTCGACAAGACACGCAAGCAGCTTGGGACAGCGCAACCGTTACGCCAGCACAGGGTGAGGTGTGCCTTGTGTATGACACTTCAGACACAGACAAGTTGATTGGTTTGAAGATTGGTGACGGAACAACAGAATGGGAATTAATCCCGTTTCATGTCCCAGTGTTAAGCGGTATACCCAACATATTAGAAGAGGACACTTCGACAGCCAATCAGCCTATAGGTGGAACAGGTAGTGCAAACGATGTCACTACGTTCTTGCTAAAAGGGCTGAGTGGACAGGATGCAGCAGTGTTTGGAATTGAAGAAGCAGGCGCTGGTACAGACCTTGTCCTCTCGATAGACAAAACGGGCGACATTACAGCATCCGCTGGCGTTAATGTCAGTGGTGGTTACGATGCGACGAACGATGCGTATGGGATAACAATAGACACGAACGGGAATGTCCAAACCAACACTGGTATTGAGTCAGGCGATTACGATGCAGACTGCACCACGGGTGGCGTGTTGTTGTCCACGGATGTACCTGTATCACCTGATGGCACAGAGCCTAAGTATGGCAAGTTGTCTATCAGTGCCATGAGCACCACAGACGACACAGACAATGTTATCGAGGTCAGAAACAACGACGAAGAGGTGTTTGTTGTTGATGCGGATGGTGACATCGACAAGGTGAAGAACATTGACTCGACAGGTGCAATCACGACGACTGGTTTGGTGACATGTGCGGGTATAACCAACAGCGACGCGGTCATCGACGCGGGTACACAAAAGGTGACAAATGTGACTGACCCGACTGCGGGGAGTCAAGAAGCCGCCACCGCCAATTATGTGGAAACTGTAGTAAGCCAGAATGGGTGGGAATTACTAGGACATCAGAGCCTTGATGGTGTAGCTTTCGGAACTGTCTACCTAGCAATCGACGACGCGGGGTCTAGAGAAGATTTTGCAGATGTTTATAGTGGATTCAGGATGGTGTTTTCAAATACGAACGCTCGAGCCCATCCCTACTCTGGGTTCTCTATAAGTTTTAATTGTGTGCGAGGCGGGGCTGCAACTGTAGTACACACCAGCAGCTTACAAAGGGCTGACTTGACTGACTCTGAAACGGACCTTCTTGTAGAAATAGATTGCACTCAAAACCACGCAGATGGCGTATATTTGATTAAAGTTCTCGAAAAAAGGTACGGTTTAGCTATCACATCTTCAATCGACGACTTAGCAAAAAACGGAACTTTCATAAAAAACTTCTCTTTTACAGGACCGGGTAGTGTGAGTCAAGCTGTTGGTGGCGAAGTCACACTATACGGGTTAAGACACGCTACATCATAATGCCAACTGTAACACTACCCATCCCGATTAACGGTTACTCCGACAGTCTGAATCATCAGCACGGAGCAGATGGGTTTGTCACATCCGCGATGAATGTCGTGCCATCCGATAATTGGGAACACCGTAGACGTATAGGTACACGGCAAGGTTTCCAAGCAATTGCAGATATGGGTGTAGGAAATGATGAGAACATACAGTTACTGTTGACATATGAAGTGTACAGAGACACACAGATGGTACAGGAGGTGCTCATCGTCTCTGGCGGGAACATGTACTATGTTGACGGTAGTGGCGACACAAACGCGATCGCGTATGCATCGGACACCGCGGGTGAGGCGACTGTGACATTTAACGGTTTGCCTGTCATAGATGAAACGATTAAACTGACATCAGACACAGGCACAGAGAAGACGTACACCGTAAAACTAGAGGAAGACTTGGCAAACAACCAGTTTTCGTATGCAGATGCAGAGGCGACGACAACAATAAATTTTGTTGACAGTACAGTGGCTGAGGACGAAACAATAACAATCGTTTCAGCAGATGGAACTTCGATTGTATACACCGCGAAAGCTTTAGAAAACACAAACGCGAACGAGTTCGACCAGAGTGACTCAGACGTAGCAACGGCTACCTCGCTGTATAACTGCCTTGTGGACCAAGATAACTCGCCTCTTCACTATGGCAAGATAACAGTGGAAGATGATACAGCAGGAGTATTGACACTGACGCAGGATGTAAATGGTACTACGGGGAACACGACAGTCACATCGACACTTACAGGCGTGACAACCCCAGACTTTACTGGTGGTACTGATACCAAGACAGCGGCATCTGCTTCTCTCAAAGACTGCATCGAACACACATCTGGACACAACGGAGAGATAACAGTGGCAGACGCAACTGGTGTGTTGACACTGACACAGGAGAACAACGGCTCTGTTGGGAACACTGCGGTAACTTCAACACTCACAAATGTTGTAAAGACTAACTTTCTTGGCGGAGGCTCGGTGAGTGCGGCACAACAAATTACAGATTACGACACCGTACGTGGCATCCAATTCGGAACGAATGTCTACCTGGTCAACGGGAAGTATTATCTGAAGATAGACATGGCAGCGTCAACCCCTGTGTGCGAAGAGTGGGCAGAGGTAAGTGACACAGTGCCGTTTGCCGGGTTACCAGAGGACACGACCACCAATGACAAATGTACGCTCATAACACGCTTTGGAGGCAGAGTTGTACTGTCGGGTCTAGCAACAAGTAGGAACAACTGGTTCATGTCTCGTATAGGTGATGCCGACGATTGGTCATATTTGGCGAATCAGTCCGCAGGTCCACAGGCAGGAGACGCATCTACGGACTTTGGCTTGCTTGGTGAACCTATTGTTGCCATGTTTCCATTTGGTGAATCTGGTTTAATGATGGCGAGCCGCAACACGTTGACATACCTAACCGCAGACCCTGTGGTAAGTGGTGCACAGTTTATCAAGATGAGTAACGGCGTTGGAGTGATGGGTGCAGACGCATGGTGTCAAGGTGCTGAGAAGTCTTGCTACATTGCAGGTGCAGATGGCGTGTATATGATCCAGCCAAACCAATTCAACATACAACGTGGACAAAGTATGACAACCGGTAGGCTTGACGGGTTCTTCTCCTCCGTCAACCCTTCAGAAATTGATCTAAGGCTTGCGTTTGACCCAGCGAGGCAAACAGTGTTCATGTTTGTAAATAGACCAAATGACCCAACTGGAATGGTTCACTATCAACACCATATCCCAACACAGTCATGGTGGACATTTACATTGACAGACAGTCGTATGGACATACTCAAATCTTATTGCCTATATCAACCAACAACTGGGGAACGCGCGGGTCTGTGGTTTGGGATGAAGTCCGGTCGTATCGCGGTACAGTCAGCAACAGGCGTGGTGTCTACAGACGGGGACGCACACAGCGATCCGTTGCGAACACTCGGAGACAACTCCCCAGATGCGAACTCTACCGTGT